TGATAGTAGTGCATCTGCTGTTGTAATCATCCTGCTATCTCCATAAGTGTAATTGTTGACGCTCTGTTATCCCAGCAAGAAAGAACACTCCCTGAAGCACTAGCATTACTAATTTGTGTTTTGTAAGTTACTGCCGAAGCAGTTGCTGGTGAATCTAAATAATTAAAAGACGCACTCTGTGCCAAATCACCTGTAGTGTTATCATATAATATTCTTCCAAATTCTAAGATAGTTGTAGAACCCCTTAAAAGTTTTGGTATTACAACAGTATTTCCACCCGATGTTTTTAATAGTGGGAGATAACCTGTAATTAAAATTTTACTTGTAGCAAACTTTGGAGTTATAGTTGCAGTTAAACCTGTATCTGTATATGTAGTTGTAGTTAGACTTAAAACGGTTGAGTAGGTTGCACTAACAACCTGTAACACAGTTCCACGAGAGTTTACTGCTAGAGTTCCACTATCGACTATTCCATCTGGCAATCCACCGACTGCTAGTCCAGTTACTGTACCACTTCCGTTAATTACTACTGCCATTAGATTGTCGCTCCTTTCAATTCATCAAGTGTAGTCATAGTATCCACTTGGTCAGTTATATCTCTGAGCCTCTGCTTCTCAGCTACTATTGCTGTAGTGTCAGCTCCTGTTTCTAGTGCTCTCTGGAAGGCTACGTCTTGCTCTGTAAATAAAGGTTCTCGTTCACTACGAAGTCTGTCCTTCGTTATGTCTTGAGCCTTGGTAAAATTAACCGTTACTGGCATCGTATTCCTCCTGCGTAATCTTGTTGTACTTTAACTGGTCATCTAAAGATAAATCCTCTGAAGTCTTTTCAGTAGCACCTGCTACATATTCCCAAGCATTTCTGAATGTTCTGTCGGATAAGTCCTCGTCTGTAATCTCGTATGGAGTTCCAGTAGGTAAGTCTTTGTTAGCTAAGTGAATTAGTTTCTCTTCGTCAGTACCTGTTAGCTGTGCTAAGAATTTAGGTGCTGGTATTAGTTGTGCTAGTCCGTCTGTTGTTGGGTATATTATTTTCATTTGTTAATCTCCGAATACTATTTGCATTACGCTTGTTGGGTCATTACTTGTCCAATTTGAATGACAAAATATTCGCCAATAGGATGTATTTCTTGCTGTTTGGTCATCTCTTAGCATCCATAATGAACTATTACCAGTAACATAAGTAACTGAACCACCGACTGCATAATTAGTATTAGCCATTGCATTACTCACATTAATTGTGTAATCACCTGTTCCGTTATCAGAAATACTACTCATATTATGACTGTCATTAATAGCAACTGTACCCGAACCATTAAAGTTTACCCAAGCCTTCGCAGTGAATTGCGACACACCTCTGCCGTCTGTATGTATGCGTAACTGTTCAGTATTACCTGCTCTTAAAGCTAAATAATGAGCCGATGTAGTACCTACTTGTAATCCTGCCCAATCTGAACGCCACTCTCCATTAACAGCTCCATCACTTGCAGAAGTAAAGTTATGATGGAATTTCACATCTTCACTTGCATCAATAGTTATAGCAGTAGCATTACCATTATCTGTAATACTAGGTGAGCCAGTACCAGTTAAACTAGAACCATCAAGAGCTGGTAAAGCACCACTTAATTTAGTGGCATCTAGTGTGCTTGTTGAATCTAATATAGTGCCAGTTGAGTCTGGTAATGTAATCGTTCTATCTGTACTCGTATTAGGAGCAGTTACTGTTAGAACTCCAGTTCCCGAAGCGTGTCCTTGTATCTTAACTTTACTCATATTATGCTATCACCCAAGTCGAACCCGTAGGTACGGTGACTGAGACTCCTGTATTAATTGTAATTGGTCCTGCCGTGAGGGCGTTGTTGCCAGAGGTTATGCTGTAGTTAGCAGCTATGGTGTGGGCGTGTTCATATAGACCTTCTGTAGTTGAGTTACCTCCACCTACTGCTGCCCAGCCTGAGCCATCATATATTTCTGCTGAAGTATCTGTCGTGTTAAATCTCAGATAACCAGCACTAGGTGTGCCATCTCGTTGTGCTGTTGTACCTGCTGGAAGAACTCCAGAACCAGTGGCTGAAGTCTTGCTTACTACTGTAGCTTCTGATAGAGCTACGTTACCCCAAGCTGCACCGTCATACACCTTCATAATATCGGTAGTAGTATTGAAGTACATATCACCTGCCGTCAGAGCATCACCATCATTATCTAATGTTGGGTCAGATGCTTTAGCACCTAAGTAAGTATCATCGAATGAGTCTGCCGAAGCTGCTGCTGCTGTCGCTGAAGCTGCTGCTGCTGTGGCTTGAGTAGTAGCTGTGGTAGCTTGAGTAGCTGCTGATGTAGCACTAGTAGCTGCGTTGGTAGCTGATGTACTAGCTGCACTAGCCTGTGTAGTAGCGGTAGAGGCTGAAGTAGAAGCATTAGTAGCTTGTGTGGTAGCTGTAGAAGCACTCGCTGCGGAGGACACTACATCGGCTGCAGTTAGGACTACATCGGCATTAGTAGCAACTTTATCAGCTGCAGTAGCAACTCTATCTAAACCAGTCTGAACCTTATCTGCCTCTGCTGATACTACATCTGCCGCAGTAAGAACTACATCGGCTGCCGTAAGAACAGCTTTAGCAGTTGCTATGCCAGCTTGAGTTGTTGCTGTACTAGCCTGTGTAGTAGCTGTAGTAGCTGAAGAAGCTGCGGCTGTAGCTGAAGAAGCTGCATTAGTAGCCTGAGTTGTTGCAAGAGTAACTTGAGCTGCACCATTAGTGGTAGCTAAACCTGCTTGAGTTGTAGCTAGAGCAACCTGTGCTGTTGCCAGAGTAACCTGTGCTGCACCATTAGTTGTAGCTAAACCTGCTTGGGTTGTAGCTGTAGTTGCACTACTCGCTGCAGCCGTCTCTGCAGTTTCAGCATTTGTTTCAGCAGTCTCAGCATTAGTTTCAGCAGTCTCAGCATTAGTTTCAGCTAATTCTGCTGCTGTTTGAGCTAATTCTGCTGCTGTTTGAGCTACTAAGGCTGCGGCTTTTGCTGCCTCAGTATTAGCTATCAGTGAATCTAAATCATAACTATCTGCTATTACTGAAGATGTAGCAATTCCGTATCCTCTATCTATCGCCATATACCACCCCTATGGATTATTTAATCTACGTCTCATAGCTTTAACTGCTAGAGCCAATCTTTTTTTCTTGCTTAATCTCATACTTCTATATTCCTCCTAAGTTTAATGTAGAACTCTCCCCAATCAAGGAGAGAGCTCTGTGGTTAAACTTACGAACTAAGTTCTTGGATAGAACCCGGACGTACAACTTTAGTACCATATACAGTATCAGCTGTGAATATATCAGCTAGATACTCTTGTTGGTATTGAGTCTGAGTACGGATTGACCTTTGAGTAGCTAGTACGTGAGCATCTTTCTGGAATAAGAAAGCCTTCTCAGTGTTACCAGTACCTACTTGAGTAGACATATATACATCTACACCATAGATTTGCCCAATCTTCCCGGTCTTTATAGCGTTACCATCACCTATGAACTGTTGCTCTGTAAAACGCTGTTCAGTCATCAACGCAGTCATACAAGACGGTGTCACGATTAAAGAACGGTCATTCACAGGGACATCATTATCATTTAGATTTTCGATTGCAATCAGTATTGAAGCATCCCAATCTGTCACAAGAGCAATTACTGCATTACCGCCAGTAAGAGCTGAAGCACCATCTAAGTCAGTGATAATCTTAGAATCGATATTTTTAGCTAGTGCGTATCCCGCGTCATCTGTATAGAACCTACGCATAGAATTTAATGCTTGAAGCTCTACTATATCTTCAATTCGAGTTGTCCACTCGAAGTGTTGATTGATGACAACATCTGTGTGTGTCGCTGTATCTGTAACGTAAGTTACTTCAGTATTTGCTGCTTTAGCAGATGCTGAATTTCTACCCGGTGTAGGAATGTGGATTGTATCCCCTTTCTTACCCTGATGGTTTAAATTACGAACTAAGTTCGCTGCAACTAAGTTGCCTTTATACGTAGCTAGGACTTCATCCGACCAAATCTCTGGGATGAACTTAGCTGCCGTAGTTCTTGTCATATTTGCCATTTTAAATTAACTCCTTTAAGTTATAGCTTTTTATTAAACAACCCTACCTTCTGAATAAGCCGTATAAATTTCATCTTGTAATGACTCATACTTGTTAGGGTCTTCCATTTTTAATCGGATTAGGTCAGCACGTCTATATGTCTTACCGCCTCCTTGTGGGTTAGTAGATGTCCTTGATTCCGTTGTACCTGCCTTAAGAGCTTGTTTTCTATCTACTTCTGCTTTCTGTTTGACCTCTTGAGTCTTGGAAATCATCGACCTATCTTTCCAATTATTCAATAGCTCATTAGCTGCATCGAAGTTATAGGCATCTGCTGCTTGAAACATCTGCATACGGATGGGACTTTCCTGAACCCACTCCTGAAAACCTTTGTCTTGAACGACTTTAGTAAAGTCAGGATGTGTGTTTTCCAGTTGGGATTTAGCTCCTGCTTGTGCCTGTTGAGCTTGAAACCTCTGGAATTCTTGAAACTTAGGGTGATTGTTAATCATATCATTGACAGCCTTATTAGGGTCATCAAAGAAATCACTAGACGTATCATTATCTTCAGTTTCTAATGGAGTGTTACTTTGTGGATTGTGCTGTCTGGCTACTTCAGCCTGTAGAAAACTATCAGATAATTTCCTTAACTCTCCAACTTCCTGAGCTTTTCGCCCTAGTTCCTTTTCGAGATTAGTGTAACTATCTATTATATCTTCTGTACTCTTACCAGCAAACTTATCAGGGATTACAGGTTCAGCATATTCTGTTTCTACTGTTTCTCCTGTATCTATTGACTCGTCAGTTATTGGTTGAGTGCTCTCTTCTTCTACTACTGCTGAATTTTCTGTGTCATCAGCGTCCACTACTATATTACTCATTTCGTTAATCTCCGCCCCTGTGGGGTTATGAAGTTATTGTATATATGATGGAGCTATAAATCTAGTTCTTCCATCGCTCGTTTAGTTGTGTCCTCTATAGACAATATCTGTCTTAAGATTGACAACTGACCCTTAGCGAACCAAAGGTCTTTCTCAGACTCTATTGAGTCTAATTTGTTATAGATGTCTTCGAGATTTTCTAACTCTCCTATGAGAGCTCTCCATCCATCTTGTTCTATTAAATGTAATCTGTCGTAGTAATATTCTTTATTACTGTTTACTGTAGGCATTGGCATAGTTCAGCATTGTCTCCGATTTGAGGTGCTCTATCTCTGGTATATTCCTGAATGTCTCTGAATTAGTATTATCTGTATCAGCCTTAAGTTTCTCTATATTAGCTAATTCTTTCTGTAAGCCTACTATTCTCTCTTGAATATCTAACTCATTAGGTTGTTTAGTACCTGCTTCAGCAGCATTCTTCATAGCCTTAGTCTGTTCTTCCTGAGCCTCAGCTAGTGTCTTCTGTATGTCAGCCTTAGCTTGTTCCATCTGTAATTGCATACCCATCTGTTGCATCTGTTGTTGCTGAGGGTCTGGTTGCATACCTTGCATTAAGGCTTGTACTACTTGGTCTCTATTATGGATACTAGAATTCTGGAAGACTGCTAACAACAGGACATTGAAAGCGGGAGAGTCTTTCGGAATTGACTGTAGCATAGAGACCATCTGTTGCATCTCTAATTCTTTAGCCATAATACCCATAGTAGAGTAGGGGATGAATTTATAATCTGTCACTGGATACCTATCTACATCGAATTGAATCTTTCTCCACATTGATTTATTAATCATAGGGATTAAGAATGTATTTTGGAAGTTCATCAGTGTACGTTTCTGTCTCTTGATTGAAGCGGATTGTACCATAGACATACCACTGGAAGTAGCCCTATCAGGTACTCCCATATCAGCAGAACCAGTACCCATCTGAATCATATTCTGGAGGGCAGCTACTTGATTATATGTCTGAGGGTCTGTCTGTCCTAAAGTGAGAGGCATAATAGCCTGTCTAGGGTCTCCGTTAGTAAGTATAGTCTTACCCGGTCTAACTTCTAATTTGATACCTCTAGGTAATCTAGTAGCATCTGCAGCTATCATCGGAGTAGTAGTTAGTGCTAGAGAGTCTATTCTAGCTCTCATCTCTGCATCTAATGCTTTCTGTGGGTTATAGCCTTTCTCGCAGACCCCTCTACCCCAAAACTTGTTAGGGACTAGGTCGTGCTGATAAGAGACGAAAGGTCTATCTACCATCATAAATGGATTCTCTTCAGCTCTCAAGATGTATTCATCATTAGCTATAGTTACTACTGCTTCTACTAACTCATCAGCATCGTACTCGAAATCATCATTATCTTCTTTCTTATTGAGGAATTTAGCTGGTACTTTACCCCAATATTCACATATCTTAATTTGGTCTGAGGCATCTCTATTTATATATTCAGGGTCGAAGCCTACTTGGACTACGTCCGTATCTGCCTCTATATCTACTTCTCTATATACCCCTTTAGCCATACCCTCAGATAGTACATATCGTGGCTTATATACCTCGTGAGCTACTCCTAGGGCTTCATTTATTGAATTAGCACTAGGGTCTATGAGGAATTCTTTAGGGGATACAGCCTCTACTCTTACATCTACTGAGATATATTCCTCTAAATTCCTGATGGTAGTCATAGTACCTTCTACTGGTTGTTCTACAGGTCTCCTCTCTACCTTCTCTTCCGTTATAATTTTAGCTATTCCTGTTCCGTATATAGCACCATTTAGGAATACCTCACATATAGAGTCCTTTACACCTGCTCCCTCTAAATCTTCCTGTAGGAGATTACGAATTAATTCAGCATCTTGAGGTTCTTTATCTAATATATCGTCCGATAAGTCGAACCATTTACCTCTACCGAAGGTAGCTTCCTCTAACTCTGCTACACTAGCCTCTACTGCCTGTTGTAGGGCAGGAGTTATTATCCTCGACTTCTCTGACTTACGGTTCTGGTCTTCTGAAGTCCACATACCACGCCATAGACGATAGTATTCATCCCAAGATTTGAGGTAATTATTATCTCTATGATTACGCCATTGTTCTAGACGGGTAGACAACCAACCTGCTAGTGCTCTATAATCATTTTCATCTGAATTGTAATTACTTGCCATATATTCTAGTATCCTGCTATGTCATCGACTGGTGTCCAGTCATCATCTAATTCTATAGTGTGCATAAAGTCCGCTACGCTTACTTGGTCTATATACGCCAAACTATCTACCATATCATCGTGTGTCCCTGAAGTAGGGAACTCTAGTAACTGAGATTCAAAATCTTTATTCCAGTGGCCTTTATTGAATGTTATCTTACCGTGTTCTAGTCTACCTTGGAGTGACCAAGTTATCCTATCTGCCTTCTTCTTACCACCGTGAGTTACATCTGTAATTACTACCCACCTACCTGTAGACCTCATCTCATCTTCTAGATAAGGAATTATTGCATTCTTCAGT